GAGAGAAAGATCTAATCAAGACTAGAGGTAATTTATTATGCCATCACAATTTGAAGCGGTTGCGGGTTCTGCACTTGGTTATTCTGACGATGACACAGGTTCAGTTACGCAAGCTACAAACAAGGGAACAGGAGTTACCCTTAATAAGCCATCAGGTGTAATTACAATGAACGATGCGGCGCTTGGCGCTGCGGCAGAAGTTTCTTTTGCTGTTACAAACTCAACTTGTACTGCAAGCGACAACATCATTGTTAATCACGCAAGCGGCGGTACAGCGGGTTCATACCTAGCTCAAGCAAATACAATCGCTGCGGGTTCTTTTGCAATCACAGTAACAAATGTTTCTGGCGGTTCATTAAGTGAAGCCATTGTTCTTAATTACAAAATAATTAAGGGTTAAATGGGATTGTTTGCTTTTAAGCGAATAAAGGAAAAAGAAGCTGCCGTTGCGGTGGCTTCTATTCCTACTAAGACAAAAAAACGTAAATCTAAATCTAAGGTCGAAAATGGCGGTCACAATAGTCGCAACAGCAGGGAGCGCAACAGCAAATAGTTATTTGACGTTGACAGACGCAAACGCAATCATTGAAGGTCTTATTGAAGACGATGATGTAACAGCGTGGTCTTCTGCAACTGATGACGCCAAAAACCGTGCATTATTTACCGCAACCATCAGAATTGATCGAGAACGCTTTTTAGGGGCGCGGGCTACAGATACGCAGGCTTTGCAATGGCCGCGAACAGGAGTCAGAAAACCAGACACTTATGTAAATACTTATGCTGTTGGATTTCCTTTTCGTATAACAACAGACTATTTTACAGATACAGAAATTCCAGATCAAGTGAAAAAAGCACAGGCAATATTAGCTGTTTATTTGAATAATAATAAAGATGGATTAGGATTAAGTGGACTAGAAGATTTTTTAAATGTTCAAGTTGGGTCTATAAATGTAACCCCTAATTTTTATGGGTCAACTGGCGCTGATCGCGTTCCGCCATTATTTGAACGCTATTTTACAGGCTTACGAATCAGTGGGCCTAATAACATTGCAATTAAAAGGAGCTAATTTTTTATGTACAACGCAGACCCAGATTACACACTTGGCGGAGAGTTAATTACAGACACAGCCGCACATACAGGAAGATTTAAAAGTATTTTTTTCAAAGAAGATACACAGATCAACACGGCTTTGCATAATTATTCAGGAAATTCAATTGATTCTGAAACTTTTCTTGCGGGTCAAACTATTTATGGAGTTTTCACAAGTATCACTTTAACAAGTGGCGCTTGCATCGCTTATAGAATCTAATGGGTTTATCTTCAGCTTTAAAAAAAGTTTTAACAAATAAAAAGCTTTCTGCTGATATTACTTTTAGATCAGTGGTTGCAGGCTCATACAATAAGACTACGGGAGTTGTTGGCGAAACAATCACAGACACATCTATAAGGGGTGTTATTGAAGAAATAAATGCGCGTGAAGTAAATCAACTAATTAAGGCATCTGATAAAAAAATACAGATCGCAGCAGCAAGTTTATCTTCTACACCAACAACAAAAGACAAAATTAAAGAAGGTTCAGTAACTTATTCAATAATAAGGGTGGAAACTAATCAATTTGCAAATGAAAAATTAAACTTCATTTGTTATTTAAGAAAATGAGAAAAATAAGAATTGATGAAATTGGAGATTATTCAGAAGAACAAATTAACACTTTGTTGTCGGTTGCTGTTTTGACGGGAGATCGTATTGTTAAAGAAGGCTCGCCTGTTGACTCAGGAAGGCTTGCTGTTTCTTGGCAGATAGGAGAAAACGCAGAAAGCGGCGCACCAGCTTCAGAAGGTAAATACGGCGAGGCTGGTAAAGGTACAGTAATAAGACCTCCGAAACCTTTAAATTATCAATTAGGAAAAGAAAACTTTAGAAAAAAATATCATATACATAATAATGTCCCATACGCTGAACCTGTTATGTTTGGAACAAGTTTACCTCCATCTTGGGGTGGTACATATAGAAGTTTGAAAGGACTTAAGGCAAAACATCTTGATCTGTTGGCAAAAGAACTTGCAAACGAAATTCAAGATTTGTACAAACAAATAAGGGGTAAATGATGGCCGCAGTAGACTTAAATACAGTACGATCAACAATTGAATCAAGAGTAATCACAGAGCTTTCTCTTGTCCCTCCTATCTCTGTCATATTTAATAATATGTTTTTTGATAGTGATACTGCTACAACTTTTGTGCAATGTCTCACAAGTTTTGGTGAAAATAATTATTTAACATTAGGAAGTGCCAGCGGTGTTAATAGAATAAGTGGTATTGTTGTTTTTAATATTTTTACACCTCAAGGGATTGGGGCTGGAGATAACTATAAAATAGGAAAAAGGTTGCGTGATTTATTTAATAGAATTACAGTTTCAAATGTAATCTTTGATAGCCCAATAGGGCCAGAGGTTATAAATAATCCTATCCCTGAAGGTCAATTTCAAACGCAATTACGCATGACCTTTGAAATTTTTGAGGAACTTTAATGGAAATTACAGAAAAAATGCTTGATGCAATTGAAGCTGTGAAAGGTCGCCGTGACCCTGCTTATTGGGATGGTCGTTGTAAGCGATATATGGAAACACAAGAAAAATTAAAAAAAGATGTGAAAAAACCTAAAAAAGGTTAATATAAAATAAATACTTCTTTTTGTTATGGCTATCAAGGGTGATGTCGGTAAAATTATGTTTGAAAATGCGGGCGGCACCGAAGCTGACGTTGGGCAAACAAGATCATGGTCTTTGTCTATAACAAAGGACACGATGGAAACAACAAAACAAGGCGATACTTTTAAAACAAATATCGGTGGTTTGATAGCGGGAGAAGGTTCAGCGGAACTTCTTTATAATCCATCAGAAACAGGTGCAGGCTATACAACATTTATTGATGATGTTTTAACTACAGGCGATAATGCTGATGCTTTATTTGAATTATTTCCTGATAAAGATACATCTGCAAAAAAAATTAGCTTTGCGGGGATTATCACAAACGCTGAATATGGCGCAACACTTGGCGAAGTTCAAATAATAAATATCAGTTTTATAACAAGCGGTACTATAACAAGCGAAATCTGATACATTGAGTTTATTAGTCAACTAATCAACCAATGCCAAACAAAAGAACTATTGACCTGTTAACTGAATCTTATAAAGATCAGATGACAGCCAGAAGAAAATATGAATTTAAAAATAAAAACGGAGAAAAAATTGTTGATCTATTTTTTAAACCTTTGACAAGGGATGATCGTGTTCGCGCACAATCGGCGGCAAATACAGATGATGCTTTGACAATATCAACTTATCTTCTCTGTAAAAATGCAGAATTAGAAGATGGGTCAAAAGCATTTGCACCCGCTGACGCGCCAAACCTACAAAGAGAACTTCCAGAAAATGTATTGAACGAAATCGAACTTTTTATGTTTGATATTCAATTAAATGTTGATACAGCAAAAAAATAATATCGCGAGATAATTGGATAAATTTTGAATTTTTTCTCGCAACAGAATTAGGTAAAACTATTCAAGAATTACGTTCTTTGATCACAGAAGAAGAACTTATATATTGGGCTGGCTATTATGAAGTTAAGAATGAAAGAGAAAAAAGAGAAATAAATCGTCAAAGAGCAAATAGAGGGTAATATATAAGAAAAGGTTTTGTTAATTTGTGGCACAGGCTAATGTAAAACTTACAGTTGATGCTTCACAAGCCACAAGAGCATTAAAAGGCGTACAGGCGCAATCAACGGGGTTACAGAATAATTTAGGCAAACTTAAGGCTGCATTTGCGGGTGTTGCTTTCACGGCTGTTGCAAGACAAGCTGTTAATACGGCTTCAAATTTTCAGGCTTTACAATTAAGAATGAAAGTTTTGACGTCAGAATTTGGTGAATTTGCAGGGGCGCAAGAATTAGTCGCAAAGGCGCAAGACAGGTTTAATTTATCAATAGTTGAAGCTACAAAAGGTGTAACAGATATTTTTGCGAGATTAAGGCCGCTTGGTATTTCCTTAAAAGATATTGAAACTACTTTTATCGGTTTTAACACGATTGCAAAATTAGCTGGATTAAATGCAACAGAAGCAAGTGCAGCGTTTACACAGCTTGCACAGGGTTTAGGTTCTGGGCGTCTACAAGGGGATGAATTTAGAAGTATCGCAGAACAGGTTCCGCAACTATTAAAAGCCATATCAGACGAAACTGGCATTGCTTCAGGTAAGTTAAAAGATTTTGCGTCAAAAGGATTGCTTAAATCTGACATCATTTTGAGAGCCTTGGCAAAATCAGCGGATGAAGGCGCAGACAAAATTGGCGCGATCATGGATGCTTCGCCTGCCGAAACATTCAAAGCATTTAATAATGCTGTTCTTGAACTTCAGTTAACACTTGGCGATAAATTATTACCCGTAGTTCTAAAAGCAACTAAAGGTTTGACAGAATTGGTTGAAGGAGTCGTCAGCTTTGTTGATAGCGAAGCGGGAACAGTTACATTTACATTTATTGGAATTGCGGCGGCTATAAAAGGAATCGCAGTTGTTGTTCCAATAGTAGGCGCACAAATAGCGGCATTAAAAGCGGGATTTATTGGAATAACTGTAGCGTCAAAAATTGGGCTTGGAAGTCTTGTCGCTTATAAAGCCACACTTGCGGCAACTTCAGCGGGATTTGCTACAGCTACCGCTGCGGCTACCGCATTTAAAATTGCTATTGCAAAAACTGGAATTGGTTTATTAGTGATTGGACTTGGGTTTGTCGCCGCCGCTTTGATGAAAGCAAATGCAGAACAAAAACAATTTAACGATCTTTTAGAATTTGGAAGCGCGGCAGAAATAACTAGAAATATTGAAGAAGCTGAAGCAAAAGTTAAAGAATTACAAAAAGCGCTTGAAGATGCTAGAAGAATGGGCGGTCATAAAGGTAGAACAACAAGAAAAGGTTTAGCGGGTGATATTCAAAAAGCAAAAGAGGAAGTTGACAAATTAAAACTTAGTTTAGAAGATGCAAAATTAAGAGATTTAAGCAAAGAATTTGAAATGATAAAGAAAAATTTGACGGATTCAAATGCTTCTTTGGAAAAAAATAATAAAATATCAAAAGAATTAACAGAAGAAGCAAAAATAAGAAAAGAGCATGAATTAGCGATTGCAGACCTTGAAAAAAAATTTGAAGGGAAAGAATTAGAAGAACTTAAAATTTTACAAGAACAAAATTTACAGCACAAACTTAAAGGTGAACAAATTAAAAAAAATGCAGAAGAAGCCAAAAAATTAAAAGATACATTTAAAGAAGTTGGTGACGCAATAGAATCGAATATTAAAAATAATTTAAAGGATGCTATTACAGGTGCGCAATCGTTTGGGGACGCAATGAGTAATGTTCTTAATTCAATAAGAGATAAAATAATAGATATTGCTTTAGAAAGTGCGTTAGGTGGTATTGGTGATAGTATCGGTGGATTTATTGGAAAAATATTTAAAAGGGAAAGAGGTGGGCCAGTTACGGCAGGCGGTACTTTTTTAGTAGGTGAAAAAGGCCCAGAAATTTTACAGATGGGAGCAAGGGGTGGCACAGTAATTCCAAATAGTAAAATAGGAGGTGAATCTGTTACTAATAACATTGTTGTAAATGTTGATGCCACTGGTACAGCCGTTCAAGGCGATGATGCTAATGCTAACCAGTTTGGAGAACAGCTTGCAGCTGCAATACAAGCTGAGATAATAAACCAAAAACGATCTGGAGGTTTATTAAGCTAATGTCTAACCCTTTCGATAATTTAAAGCCTGTTTATAATACTAGGATTGATGCAAAACCTAAAGTAAATATTTTGAGCTTTGGTGATGGGTTTGAACAACGGTTAACGGAGGGGCTTAATCAAAATCCTTTATCTGTTAATTTAGTTTTTGAACTTTCGCAAACTGATGCAACATCAGCAATAGGTTTTTTAAATGACAGAGTAGAAGATGGTGCATCTTTTAATTTTACATTGCCTAGTGAAACATCTTCTAGAAAATTTGTTTGTACTTCTTTTCCAAGAACAATTCCATTTCTTAATAGAGTAAGATTAAGCTGTGTATTTAGAGAGGTGTTTGAGGCGTAATGGCTATCCCTTTTGCTGAACTAAATAAAATAAACCCAAGTTCTATCATTGAACTTTTTGAATTAGAGCTTACTGTTAATACACATATTGCAAAAAACAACCCACAAAATTTGCCTACTGTTTACAGGTTTCATGCTGGTGCAAATCTTAATTCTTTTGGTGAAATAATATTTCAATCAAATTCGTATCAAAGGGTAGCAGTACAGACCCAAGGTTTTGAAAAGAACAGCACTGGAGTTATTGCAAGGCCAACAATTACATTTTCAAATTTAGGCGGTATTGTACAAAATCCAGCAACAGGTCTTCTCATTACTATGAGTGATTTTTTACAACTAGTAAATCAAGTTACTCCTCATAATGATTTAATAGGTGCAAAACTTACAAGAAAAATGCCACTTGCCTCTGCTTTAGATAATGATAATTTTCTTCCCATTAATAATAATCCCCCTGTAAATCCATTTGGCACTCCTAGTGCAGATAGATTGCGTGATGAGATATTTGTTATTGATAGAAAAGCAATTGAAAATAGACAGATTGTTCAGTTTGAACTTACAGCAGCCCATGATTTAGAAAATCGGTTAATACCTCAGAGAACCGTGACAAGAGACTTATTCCCTGCTGTAGGTACATTTGTCTAATGATTAAATATAAATGGGCTACAGATGCTTTTAACCATGCCACAGAGGTATATCCAGAAGAATGTTGTGGACTTATTATTGATCTTGATGGTGTTCAAACATATTGGAAATGTAAAAATATATCTGGAACATATAAAGAAAAATCATTTGTTATAGATCCTTTGGATTATGCAAACGGAGAAGATCAGGGAGAAGTCCTTGGTATAGTACACAGCCACCCTGACGGAGATTTAGCTTTTAGCCATACTGATAGAATGGCCTGTAAGTATTTAGATTTACCTTTTTATCTTGTTGAACCTAAATCAGAGTCTATTATTGTTGTATATCCATCTGAAATAAATGATTAAATTAACTATTTATGGCAGATTAAGAAAATTTGTTGGTCAGTCTAGTTTTGAGATAAACGCTGACAGCCCTAAAAAAGCATTTAGTTTTCTTATTAATAATTTTAAAGGTGTAAAAGAACATATAAAAGATCAGGAATATTGTATTATGGCTGGTGATCTAAGAGTTACTGAAGAATTACTTGATATGTATACGGAGAGTGATATTAAAATTATACCTGTAGTTCATGGCGAGATTATACCAATTTTATTTGGTATAGGTGCGTTAGCTGCTCAAAGTGCCTTAACCGCAGCATTTACGGCTACTGTTTTAGGTGGTATTATTTCAACTGGTTTAACTATTATTGGAACAAATTTATTAATTACTGGTATTACTGATTTATTAACACCCGATCCAGTAAACCCTAACGCAAGAAGGCAAGAAGATCCACAAGACACAAGCTATGTTTTTACTGGGTTATTAAATAATACAAAGCAGGGTGTTCCAATTAATATTGTTTATGGCGAAGTTTTAGTAGGTAGCACCGTTGTTAGTGCCTCTGTAGACAGTGTACAGGCCACTTATACTTTGCCTCAAGGTTAAATTGGAGAATAATTAAATGGGAACTTTAATTTTTAGTACACCTACTGATGGATCAGAGGTTTTTTTTGGTTCAATACAACTTACGCCAACAACAGCTTTAAAATCAATTGATTTTGGTACTGTCGTTGATGTTTTAGCAGAAGGTCAAATAGAAGGAAGTGCAACAGCAAGTAAAGCTGGTATTACAGATAAAACAAGTACTGCATATAAAAATGCTTTTTTAAAAGATTTGTTTTTAAATAAAACTGCTGTTTTACAAGCTGATGCCGATAATACAAATCCAGCCGATTCTGAATTTAATTATTTAAGAAATAGAATACAATTTGATTCTCAAGATGGCACTATAAATAATAAGGTGCTTTTTGCAGCTGAAAAACAATCTTCAGAAGTAATTACAGGGGATAAAGGACAAGAGTGTACTTTTCCTCAAGGTGGGACAGCCATACCCAGATCAGGGACTATTTCTGATGTTGAAATAGATACTGTCCAAGTAAAAGTTAAATTTGACCAGTTTTTTAGAATAGATACAGAAACAGGAAATAGACTTTCTTCACTTGTAAAAGTTATTATTAAAGCTAATCCTAACAATGGTTCATCACAGCTTTTGATTGATGAAAATGTAATAGGTAGAAGTTTTAACCCATACACAAGAGATTATTCAATTGATTTAAGGCTTTTAGATAACTACAACACAAATACTTCTGGTGCGTCAGGTTCATTTTTTCCTGTAGTCATAAGTGTTGAAAGAGGCACTGTGCAAGGTGATTCAAATACTTTTAATACAATGCGACTAGCAGAAATGCGAAAAATTATAAGAGAGCCACATAATTATCCAAACATTGCATACACAGCATTAAGATTTAGCTCTGAATTATTTCCAAATACGCCAGCTAGGTTTTTCAGAATAAGAGGAAAACTTGTCAAGATACCAGATAATGGAACAGTAGAGTTAGCAACTGGAAGGTTAACTTATAGCGGAACTTTCAATGGAACTTTTAAAACAGATAAAGCTTGGACAAGTGACCCTGCATGGGTTTTATATGATCTTCTCACCGATACAACAAGTGGGTGTGCGATTCCTGAATCTGAATTAGATCCATATACATTTTATAGTGTCAGTACCTATTGTTCTGCTTTAGTTGATGACGGTAATGGCGGACAAGAGCCACGTTTTTCAATAAATGTAAATATTAATAATAGGCGTGATGCAATGACATTGATAAAAGATGTCTGTTCTGTAATGAGAGCAATGCCTTATTACGAAGAAGGTACAATAAAAATTGCTCAAGATGCACCAAAAGACCATGACAACCCAAGTGCTGTATCTTTTGATTATGTTTTTAACAATGCAAATGTAATTGAAGGAGCTTTTACTTATTCTGGTACATCATCAAAAACTAGATTTAATGTTATTAATGTTTCATATTTTGACCTAAATACGCAAGAAATAGATTATGTGACTGTTGAAGATGCTACTTCAAAAGCAAAATACGGAACACAGACAAAAACAATAAATACTTTTGGTACTACTTCAAGAGGTCAAGCACAAAGAGTTGGTAAATGGTTTTTACAAACACAACAAAATCAAACTGAGTCAGTTGTTTTTGAAACAAATATTGCGGCTGGATCTGTTTTAAGAATTGGTGATGTCATAGGTATTGCTGATAGGGTAAAATCTTCAACGAGGAGAGGCGGTCTTGTTAAAGCAGTTAGCTCTAGTCAGGGTAACTCAAATATAGATCAAATAACTTTAGATGATGCTGGAGCTACAAATTTACCAAATACAAGTAATAATGCAAAAATAAGCTGTATGTTAGCTGATGGCACTGTTGAAACAAAAACAATAGATGATTATGTTACAGGTAATGTAGTGAAAGTATCAGGAAATTTTACATCTGCACCACTAGTCAATAGCCCTTTTATTCTTGAATCTGGTCAAATACCAGTTCAAGCATTTTCAGTTATAAATATAAAAGAAAATACAAAAAAAACTTATACTATTACAGCAATTAATTTTAATGAAAATAAATATTTAGAAGTTGAAGATGGAACACAACTACCAGAAAAAAATATCAGTATTCTTACAAGCCTTTTGCCATCACCACAAATAATAAACGGAACAGATGGATCAAAAGCTATTATAGAATCAATTATTAAGGTTGATGGAAGGCCAGTTCCAAAATTGTTTATTGATTGGCAATCTGTAGAGGGTGCCTCTGGTTATGAACTCATTTATATAAAAGATGACGAAAACCCTGTTTCTCTATTTAAGCAATTATCTGAACATACAATAATCCCTTCAGAAGCAGGAACTTACAAGATACAAATTTATACAATTAACTCTAGAAACAAAAGAAGTTCAACTCCTACTGAAATCACAGTTAATACTGTTGGACTTACTGCTGTTCCTGAAAATCCTACAGGTTTAGAGATAGAGCCATTAAATAATTCACAAGTAAGATTATCATGGACAAAGACAACTAGTCTTGATGTTGAATTTGGCGGGGCTTGTGAAATAAGACATACTCCTCGCTCAGTTTCTTCAGCTACATTTGCAAATTCAAATACATTAAATGAAAATATAAATGGAGCAACTAATGAAGCGATATTGCCAGCCTTATCAGGCACTTATTCTCTTAAATTTCGTGATATAGGTGGTAGGTTTTCAGTAACAGAGGCAAAAGTTGAATTAGCACTTCCAGAAATGGAAAATGAATTGCAATTAAAAAATGCGAGTGGACTTGATTTTAGAGAAAATCCAACTTTTAGTGGGAATAAAACTAATGTCACTGTTAGTTCTAATTCATTACAACTTTCTAACCCAGCGTCAAATTTAACTGGCACTTATGAATTTGCATCTGTTTTAGATTTTGAGGCTGTCTATAAAAATATAAGATTAAAAAGACACGTAATTAGTGAAGGATTTAATATATCAGATCAGTTTGATTCAATTCCTGATTTAGATGCAAGAGGTAATTTTGACGGTGCTGGTAGTGATCGTACAAAAAGTAAATTACAAGTACAAACATCTCAAGATAATTCAAGTTTTACAACAGAACAAAATTTGTTTAATGGAGTATTTAGTGCAAGAGCTTTTAAATTTAAGAGCAATTTAATTTCTGTAGATGTCAATGAAAATATAAAATTTACAGAATTAGGTTTTGATGCCTTCTTGCCATTAAGAGAAGAAATTACTTACAAATCTAGTGGAAACATCATTTCAACACCTTTACAATCAACAACAAGTGCAAGTGGTCTAGATGTTGTATTTGGTAACCCATTTTTTACAGGAACTACTAATATAGGCGGTTCAACTACTGCTTTCTTGCCCTCAATATCCATAGCAACAGAAGATGCCCCATCAGGTGCATTTCATGTGTTAAGTGCTATTTCAAGAGAAGGGTTTACAATAGTATTTAAGAACTCATCTAATACCGTGATTGATGTGAAATTTACATTTCAGGCGGTAGGATATGGAAAAGGAGCTTAATTAATGGCAAGAGTTAATTCAACTGGAAAAGAATCTGGCAGTAATTTTTCACCTGATAACGGTACTGGCCTTGCTGTAAGAGAAGCAATGAAAGATATATTTGAATCATTAAGGACTGTTAATAGTGCTGCTGGTGATCCCTCTGGTGCTGCTAACCTTGCACCTTATCAATTACACATAAATACATCAAACGCTGGTTCAGGTGAAGCGTTACTGAAAATATATACTGGTAGTGAGTTTAAAACTTTAGGAAATGTTTTAGTTGATAATTTTGGCTTTTTATCAGCATCAGGAGGTACTCTTACAGGTGTACTAGCTGCTACTGCTGGATCAAATACAGCACCAGCTTTGCATTTTGGTGATGCTGGAACTGGACTATATAAAAAAGCATCAAATCAATTAGGATTTACTGCTAGTCAAGCCGCAATAGCATTTGTTGACCAATCTAGTTTAACAATAGAAAATCAAAAAGAATTAAGGCTTTTAGAAAACTCAGGGAGTGAATATGTTGCAATAAAAGCACCAGCTACTCTTGCTGCCAATTTAACTTTAACTTTACCTGCTGCTGCTCCTACTGCTGCAACTACTGTCAGTGCTGGTTCTGGTTATGCCTTAATCGCTATTGATGAAAGTGGTGCATTAGGTTGGGGATTGGCTGGTGGTGCGGAAGGTGCTGCTGGTAGTAATAATCAAATTTTTTGGGAAAACGATCAAGCAGTTACGGCAAGCTATACGGTATCAACTGGAAAAAACGCTGGAAGTTTTGGGCCAATTACTATAAATTCAGGAGTAGAAGTTACAGTTGGTTCTGGTCAGACGTGGACTGTAGTATAAAAATGTTTATAATAAATTTATGAGTCAGATTAAAGTTAACAGCTTAGTTCCTACAGGTGGTTTAGATACAGGGGCTTATGGCGGTATTATTCAAATTGTCCCCGCTTTTACAACTTCACAAACTACTGCCACTAATGCTGATTTTGTAGATGTTGTAGGTTTAAGTGTAACAATCTCACCTTCATCTGAAAATAGTAAATTTTTAATAATGGCATCATTTACAGTAAGTCATGAAGACCCAAATTCTGCAATCCGATTAAATTTGGTTAGGAATGGTGTAAACATAGCACAAAGTACAGATAGCGATTTCCCTTGCACAAGTATTTTGCATTTTGGAGTAAATACTGGTCAAGCTTTTAATTATTCATACCAACACTTAGACGAAACAGATGTTGACAGTGGTTTATCAGACATAACATATAAATATCAAATTAAATCAACTAATGCATCGGACGTTCACGTCAATCGAAGAGGTAATGGTACAGATTTAAAAAGTACAGGAAATTTAATTGTATGTGAGGTATCAGGATGAGTACTTTATCTGTCAATACTGTTAAAAGTTTGAATATTAATGCACCAGTATTTCAAAATTCCACTGGAACGGAAAAAGGACAACTGTGTAAGGCGTGGTGTCATTTTACAGTTTCAAGTGGTACGCCTTCTAGAGATGACAATTTTAATATTTCTGGGATTACTGACCATGGGACGGGTGATTTCACCTTTGTTTTTGAAACAAATATGGGAAATACTAATTACGCAGCTGTATCAACTTCTGAAGTAAGTAGTTCAAATATAAATATTCCTCAACTTGTTGCAAGCGGTCAACTTACAACTGGTGTTCGGTTTTCATATTTTAGAATAACAACTTTTGGCGGGGGAGGTCAAAATGTTGATCCTCCAGCTGGAGCAATTGCAGTTTTTGGAGATTAACTATGTCCACACTTAAAGTTAATACAATTCAAGATGCAAGTGGTGGTAATGCTTCAACGTCAGAGCAACTCCAACAGGGAAGAGCAAAAGCTTGGGTAAATTTTGATGGCACTGATGACAGCAGTTCAACAGATCCAAGAAATAATAGTTTTAATGTTTCTGGGGTTACTGATAATGCAACAGGCATTTATACAATTACTTTTGCTACTAATATGTCGAATGTTAATTATGTAGTGAATATTTCAAAAAGATTAAGTGAAACTGGTGGAGCAACAAGTACAGATGATGTTTTGGCTGGACTTGTTAATACCCCACAATTAGCCGCTTCTGTTAGAGTCTATGCAAGGGAAGGGAGTACCAATACTGACTGTAAAGGGATACACGTTGCTGTTTTTGGTGATTAAAAATAATTAAGATATACTAAAAGAAAACTTTATGGCTAATTCAGACAAAAGATTTATCTATGCTAATGACGATGGTGGTATTTCTATTGTTATACCTATGGATAATACTCATTTAACTTTAGATGAAATTAAAGATAAAACTTGTCCTAGTGGTAAGACAGTTTATACTGTAGATAAATCTGCGATTCCTACTGACAGGAGTTTTAGAAACGCTTGGACTTATACGGAGTAAACAATGGGATTTGGCGTTGACATGGCAAAAGCCAGAGAAATTCATAAGGATAATATTCGTGTTGCAAGAGAATCGAAATTTACAGAACTTGATGTTGAGTTTACAAAGGCGTTAGAAGCTGGAACGAGTACAACTGATATAGCAGCAAAAAGACAAGCTTTAAGAGATGCACCTGCTGATTCTGGGATTGCTGCTGCTAGTGACACTGATGCGTTAAAAGCACAATGGAAAACTGATATACTAGGCACATCACCTTATAGTTAAAATGGCTATTATTGCTGGAACTTATGATTTTACTGTTCAAAGAAGAGCAGATCATAAAGAGTCAATAAGAATAACCGATTCTAATGATGATGCTGTTAATTTATCAGGATTTACTATTGCAGCACAGGTTTGGGATAAAGAAAGGACAGGAAAATATGCAGATTTCACGATTGCTTATACAAACAGAACAAACGGTGAATTTACAATGAGTCTTTCACACACACAAACTTTGCAATTTACACCCAATGAATTAGTTTATGATGTTTTAATTTTAAATTCTTCAGCAACAGAGCGAGAATATTATTTAGAAGGTAATATATTTGTAAGCGAAGGTTATACTACCATCTAATGAGCAACATAAATATCACTCAAAACAAAAACACCGTTACTGTCAATGGTGAAACTAGAGTTGTCACTGTAAAAACGGCAGGGCCACAAGGTCCTGCTTTTGACATTGAGTTAGTACACACAGATAAAGTTGATAATTCTATAATGTACTATGACGCAACTAGTGGTAAGCTGAAACTAGATAGCACTACAACAAAAAGCACACTTTTAGATGGGGGTAACTTTTAGAAATGGCTAATACAATCAGAATAAAAAGATCAACAGGCTCAAGTAACCCTACCACTCTTGAAAATGCTGAAGTTGCTTTTAGAGAAGGTGATGAAGTTTTAGTTATTGGTAAAGGTACAGGAGGTGCGGCAGGTTCCGCAACATCTATTGAAGCTATTGGTGGTAAGGGAGCATTTTTTGATAAAGCAACAACTAGAAATGCAAATATTGTATTAGCTGGTCCTACAACTGGAAGTGCTGCTGCACCTACGTTTAGAGCATTAGTAAGTGATGATATTCCTTCAATAGCACACACCAAGATAAGCGATTTTGATACAGGTGTACAGGCAAATAGATTAGATCAGATGACAGCCCCTTCTGGTGCTGTATCTTTAAATAGTCAAAAAATAACAAATTTAGCTACACCTACCGCTAACGGTGATGCAGCTTCAAAGTCTTATGTAGATGGTGTCAGTCAAGGATTAGATATTAAAGAAGCTGTTAAGGTGGCAACAACAGCAAACATCACTTTATCTGGAACACAGACTATTGATGGAGTTTCTGTTTCTGCTGATGAAAGAGTTCTTGTTAAAAACCAAAGCACTGCAACTGAAAATGGACTATATCTTTGCAAGGCAAGCTCATGGACAAGGACTGATGACCTAGCAGCGGGTTCAGATGCGTCATCTGTATTTGTATTTGTAGATCAAGGAACTGTCAATTCTGAAAATGGCTTTGTCTGTACAAGTTCAAAGGGATCAGCAGTTGTAGATACTAACAATTTAAGCTTTACACAGTTTTCTGGTGCGGGTCAGATTACGGCATCTGACGGCCTTTCAAAAAGTGGAAATACTTTATCAGTCGATTTAAAGTCAAATGGTGGACTTGTTATTGAATCTGGTGAAATTGCTGTTGATCTTGCCGCTAGTTCGATCACAAACACTCTTGCGATTGGCGATGGTGGAACGGGTGCCACAAGTGCAAGTGCAGCTAGAACAGCATTAGGCTTAGTTATTGGAACGAATGTACAAGCATTTGACGCACAACTTAGTGATATAGCTGGTTTAACTCCAACGGATAGTAATTTTATTGTTGGTAATGGATCTAATTTTGTGTTGGAATCTGGAGCTACAGCAAGAACTAGTTTAGGATTAGCAATTGGTTCTAATGTTCAGGCTTATGATGCCGATTTAGATAATTTATCTGGTTGTCAATCTGGAGGATCTGCTGCGTTAGCTGCATTAACTGAAGCTGAAATACAAATACTTGATGGAGCTACTGTTACTACTGCTGAATTGAATATTTTAGATGGAGTCACATCTACCTCTTCTGAACTTAATATCTTAGATGGAGTTACAGCTACAACTGCTGAAATTAATTTATTAGATGGGGCAACATCTGCTACTTCAACTACATTAGCAGCAGCCGATAGAGTAGTTTTAAATGATAATGGCAGTATGAAACAAGTTGCATTGTCTGATTTGGTTACATTTTTAGAAGATGGCTCTACATCTAGTTTCGACATAGATGGAGGCTCATACTAGAATCTAATTAATAGGAGAGCAAATCAATGTCAAACACAATTAAACTAAAACGAGGCACAAGCACTCCAACAACAAGTGATATAAGTAATGGCGAAGTTGCTATAGATACTTCTGCTAAAAAACTATATGTAAATGATAGTGGAACTGTTAAAGAAATTGGTGGTGGTAGTGGTGGCGGTGGTGTTACTTCAGATGCACAAGGCAACACTGTAGGCGGTACAAATGCAGGGGATTCTTTTACAGGAACTGATGCAGAAAAAAATACTTTATATGGATTTAATGCAGGGACTTCGATCACTTCTGGTGATCAGCATACCTTTGTAGGTTATGACGCTGGAGCTTCTGTTGTAAATACTACAGATACAGGCGGTTCTACCGCAATAGGCCATGAAGCCATGAAAAATGCGACAGGTTACGATAACACTGCTGTAGGAGATAATGCTTTAAAAAATAACAGTTCCAATGGGTATAACGTGGCGGTGGGAACTTGGTCACAAAGAGAGACAACTAGCGGTACAAGGAATTGTACTTTAGGAGCTTTTACCGGTCAAAATTTCAGTTCGGGCAGTGATAACGTAATTGCAGGGTATCAAGCAGGGCAAAATACCACCACTGGAAGTAAGAATGTTTTCCTAGGATTTCGGGCTGGTCAAGGTGGAGGAGGAGTCACTGGAGAGAACAATATTTGCATAGGTTATAATGTAAATCCTTCAGCTAGTACCTCAAATGAAATAACATTAGGCGACTCTAATATTACTAAGTTTAGAGTTCCAGCTTTAAATTTTGTTATTAAAAGTAGCACTGCCACACAAGGCCATGTTTTGACGGTTGATGCTAACGGTGAGGCTGGTTTTGCAGCCGCATCAGGGGGTGGTGTTGTATCTGACTCTGACAATAATACTGTCGGGGGTACTAATGCCGGTGACAGTATCACAAATGGTACGAATAATACTTTTTTCGGTTACAACGCTGGTACTGCAACTACTTCTCAAAATAGAAGTACTGCTTTTGGAAGTGAAGCTTTAGCCGCTGCAAGTACTAACTCTGGTGACAACAGTGCTTTTGGACATGAAGCAGGGAAAACAATTAGTAGCGGTACAGGAAACACCTGTTTAGGAAGAAGGGCTGGTCAATCGATCACAAATGAAACTGGAAATCTTGTCGCTGGATTCATGGCCGATACCGAAGGTGATTATAATGTTATGTTAGGTCAGCAAGCTGGTCAGAACAGTACTGGTAGTCAGAGTGTTGTTATTGGTACTTTTGCTGGACAAGATTTTACAGGTTCTAGCAATCATTTTATAGGTTATGAGTGTGCAAAAGATGCCACATCTTCAACGGAAAACGTATGTATCGGGAGAGGTAGTGCAAGGGATTTAAGTACTGGTTCTAAAAATGTAATTATTGGACAAGATGCTGCTGATACAGGGACAAATAATCTTACAGTAGGAGATAATAATATAATTATTGGCCATGACGCTACTGCTAGTGCAGCAGATGTAGATAATGAAATTACTTTAGGTGATTCTAATATTACTAAATTTAGAGTTCCAGCTTTGAATTTTATAGTCAAAAGCAGCACCGCAACACAGGGTCATGTATTAACAGTTGATGCAAATGGTGAAGCTGGATTTGCGGCAGCTAGTGGCGGAGGTAAATTAACTTTAATATCAAACACTACATTTACTTCAGCCGCAGCAGCAGTAACTTTTACTTCAATTAGTGGTTATACACAATATAAAATTATGTTTTCACTTAATACAAGTGGTGCTGGTACTTTGAGAATGAGAGTAGGAATTGACGGTACTTATGATACTGGCAACAACTACAATAGAGGTGGATCATCAGACACTTCTATGCAAATACTTGGTGGATTCAGTGCTAAATCAAAACATGGCGAAATATTAATTAGTCATTTAAATCAAACAAAATCTACTCAAGTTCATTCTATTGGTGTTGGTGAAAGTAATGATGCAACTGATTCAAATATGCAAACGCAAAGCAATGGCCACAGAACTACAACTGCACAAAACTCTATACAGATATTTGGATCATCTGGTGACCTTTCATCAGGAACAATATCTTTATATGGAATTGCAACTTCCTAACAGGAGATTTTTATGAACAAATTAGTAGATGGTATTCTTGTCTTAATGACAGACGAAGAAGAAACAGCTAGAAATGCAGAAGTAGCTGCAGCCCAAGCAGAAGAAACTGCTAATGATTATAAAGTAAGAAGAGTAGAACAGTATGCGAGTTGGCAGGAACAGATGGATATGCAATATTGGGATAGTGTTAATGGAACAACGACATGGCGAGATCATGTTGCTAAAGTAAAATCAGATAATCCTAAACCCTAAAAATTTTTATCATGGCTGAACGAACCACAGAAGAAATTGCAACTTTATTTAAAAACGCTGGAGATAGCGTAACTGTAATAAACAAACTGGCTGCTTTGTCATCCCCTACTAATGAACAGAAAGATAGAATAAAAAGGAATGTAGAACATCTTGAAATTATTAAACAATATGTTAAAGAAGACGGAACAAGTATATGGACAAGCGAGTATGACTTCACAGAGCAAGAAAACGCAGTTATACTAGGGAAAACTAAGTATTAATGAAACAACTTATAGAAAAACAGATTCTTGAATGGCAGCAAGAAATTATTAATCAAAAACAATATATTTTAAAACTAGAAGGTGGAGTTCAAGCATACCAATTGCTTTTGCAAGAGATAAACAAAGAACAACCTATAAAAGAAAACGTAAAAAAGTAGAGGGGATACTTGTAAGAGAGTGTCCTGTCTGTGGTATTACTTTCAATACAATGGAACAACGAAAGATATATTGTTCTGGGGCGTGTAAAACAAAGTCATGCAGAGCTAAAACTACTTTGTAGGCTTACTTATTATTTGACGATTTAAGACCCCTAATGTGACATATAGTGGTGTCAAACCTATAATTAGAACTAATACGGCTATGCTCATTACAGACATAGCTCTAAGTAACGCAAATTTTATCATGTTCCAGAAAATCGCTAATATTTTAAGCATTGTTTCTTTTCTTATGGTAGCTTCCATGAGTGCAT